AGGAGATATACGAATTATCTAAACAACAAGGCGAAGCAGAACTTAACTTTTTAAGGGAAAAACTAAAAACTAAAGAAGGGCTAACTGATGAGGAACTAAAGAAATTTAGGAGTTTAAAAACTGAACAAGCCGTTTTAGATGCTCAAGAACAAAAGCGTATTAATGACGGATTGAAAGATGCTGCTAAAGCTTCTGATGATGCTAATAAAGAAGCTGCTGCAAAACGTAAAGCAGAAGCCGATAAGAAATTAGCAGAAGATAAACAATTTTCTCAGGAGTTATTAAAGAACCAACAAGATAGAAGGAAGCTATTACAACAAGATAACTTAGTAAGCCAAAAGCAAATTGCACAAGACGAAAAAGATGCAAAGGATAAAGCTAAAAAAGAACAAGAAGCGGTAGACAATGAAAGGATAGCAGGTCAAATGAAGGTTATGTCTACCACAACTAACTTTACTTTACAAGCTATTCAAACGCAACAAAATGCAGCAAATACCGAAAAGCAAATTGAAAAGCAAAAAACTGATGATAAACTAAAGGAACTTGAATTGCAAAAGCAAGGAGCAATGGCAGCCCTTGATGCAGTTGCAGGTCTTATAGACCAAAATAGCGTTGCAGGTAAAGCTATCGCAGTAGCAAAAGCGGTTATGTCTACTTACGAAGGTGCTACAAAAGCATTAGGAGCTTATCCACCACCATTTGGAGCTATTGCAGCAGCAGCCACAGTTGCAGCAGGATTGGTAAATGTTAAAAAGATTATTAGCACTAACATACCTTCTGCAAAGGGAACTGGTAATGTAGGGGGTGGAGCAACTGCACCGAGTATAAGTTCGGCAGCACCAATAACACCACCACAACCACAAGCGGCAACTACAAACCTAAGTAACCAAACAATTAACGCAATAGGCAACCAAGCCGTAAGGGCTTACGTTGTTGAGAACGATGTAACAAGTAACCAACAAAGGATTGCAGCTATTCAGCAAAGAGCAAGATTTGGTTAAATGATAACAATTTAAAACCCTTAATATTTAAGATTATGGACTTACCTGTTTATTTATTAGACATTAGCGAGGATATGAATGACGATGCCGAGGTGGATTATGTGGCACTCGTAGACAGACCTGCTATTCAAAAGAATTGGAATGCCTTTAAAAACCAACAACGATTTGAAGTGGTTAGCGAAGATAAGCGTATTATTTCTGGACCTCTTATGCTTGCTGATGTACCTATTTTTCGCAGTGATGCTACTTACGGTGATTATTATGTGGTCTTTAGTAAAGATACTATTTTTAAGATTGCGCAAAAGTTTTTCAAAAGAGGCTACCAATCAAACGTAAACTTGATGCACTCTCCTAATGCTCAGGTAGATGGTGTTACTATGTTTGAAAGCTTTATTACAGACGAAAGCCGTGGCATTTTACCAATGAAGGGTTTTGAAGATGCACCTGATGGGTCTTGGTTTGGTTCTTTTAAGGTAGATAACGAAGGCGTATGGAACGATGTTAAAGATGGCAAATTTAAAGGCTTTAGCGTAGAGGGGTTATTTACCTACAAGACAAAGCCAAGCAAAGAACAAGAACTTATGAATGCAATAAAGGAAATATTGCAACGGGTTAAATGATAAACAAAATCTTTTATTAATATTTAAACAAAAAGAATGATGAACGCAAAAGATGCAATTATGCAAATTAGGGCTTTATTCGAAGATATGCCACAAGTAGAAACACCTACTGAAGCACCAATCGAAGAAGTACCTGTTACATTTGCTGAGTATAGCCTTTTAGATGGTACAAAGGTTATGATTAGCGAACTTGCTATCGGTGGAGAAGTTACATTAGCAGATGGAACACCTGCTCCTGTTGGCGAACACCAATTAGCAGACGGAACTAAAATCGTATTAGACGAAGCTGCAAAAATTTTATCAATCGAAACTCCAGAAGCTGAAGCAAAAGAAGCTGAAGAAGTACCTGCTGAAATGGGTAACAAGATTGACGAAAAAATGGCTGACGAAATCGCTGCTTTAGTGTCTGAAAATGAAAATCTTAAAACACAAGTAGCACAATTAGAGGCAAAAGTTAAGAATGGCTTTAGTCAAGTAGCTGAATTAATAGAAGCACTTACTAAGACACCTAACGCTGAACCTATTGCGCAGCCAAAAAACAACTTCGGTTCTAACGTAACAACTCACTCAATGAAGTACGATAGAATTGAGAAATTTAGAAACGCTTTATTAAACAAATAAAAATAAAATAAAATGGGATTTGATGTATCTGCATTAGCAAACTATACAAAAGAAAACGAAGCTCTACTTGTAACTTCATCTGTATTGGGTGCAAAAACTGCTGCTCTTATTAAGAGTGCAGGTAACGTTATGGTTGGCGTAAAGTCAAGCGAAAAAATCAACATTATGGAAACTGACGCTATCTTCCAAGATGGCGCTTCTTGTGGCTTTAATGCTTCTGGTTCTACTACCTTCACTCAACGTACTGTAACTCCTGGTAAAATTAAAGTAAACGAAGCTCTTTGTCCTAAAGACCTTGAAGCTAAGTATTTACAAAAAGCTTTACCTACTGGTTCTATGTACGATAGCGTACCTTTTGAGCAAGAGTATTCTGAAAAGAAAGCTAAGACAATCGCTGCTCAATTAGAAACTGCTTTATGGCAAGGCGACACTTCAAGTGTAAACGTAAACTTAAACAAGTTCGATGGTCTTGTTAAGTTAATCGGTGCTGCTTCAGGTGTTGTTGCTGCAAACGCTTCTACTTTTATTTCTGGCGCTCCTTTAAGCTCTATAACTGATGCTAACGTAATTTCTATCTTTGATGGTGTTTACAAAGCAATCCCTGCTAAAGTTGTAGCTGCTGATGATATGACTATCTTCTGTGGTCAAGATTTATTCCGTACTTACACTATTGCTCTTAAAAATAGCGGTTCTTTCAATTACCAAATTGATGTTAAAGCTGATAGCGAATTCGTACTTCCTGGTACTACAATCAAAGTTGTAGCAGTTGCAGGTCTTAACGGAACTAACAAAGTTTACGCTATGCGTTTAAGCAACTTGTTCTTAGGTACTGACTTATTGAACGAAGAAGAGAAGTTTGAAATTTTCTATGCTAAAGAAGCTGACCAAGTACGTTTCGTATCTGAGTTTAAGATGGGTGTAAACATTGCATTCCCTGACGAAGCAGTGAAGTTTATCCTTGCATAATTTATAGGGTAGGTTGAAATATACCTACCCATTTTTTCAAATTAATTTAATTCAATAACAATGGCTTGTGCTTTAACTCAAAATTATACTCTTGACTGCAAAGACAGTTTAGGTGGTATAACCGAAGTTTATTTTATGGCAGCCTCAGATGTAACTTCTACAACAGAAGCAAGTGGTGTAATCACCGCTTTAGTAAAAGCATCTGGTAAGAAGTTCTTTAAGTACGAACTTGTAAAAGGCACTTCTCAATTAGTTGAGAATGTTAATGCAAACGTACAAAACGGAACTATCTTCTACGCTCCTGAATTGACTATCGTATTAAACAAATTACAGGCGAACACAAGAAACGAAATCTTGTTGTTGGCTCAAAACACTTTAGTAGCAGTTGCCAAAGATAACAATGGCAAATATTGGTACTTAGGTAAAACAAGAGGCTTAGACCTTACCGCAGGTAGTGCAGGTACAGGTACGGCTGAAGGCGACAGAAGTGGCTACACTTTAACCTTCACAGGTGCGGAAGCTGCCCTTGCTCCAGAAGTTAATTCTACTGTTGCAGGTCAATTAACTACCGCAGGTTCTTAGGTTGTTTTGGTTTTGTATATAGATGCCCTCGTCTTTAATTAGGCGGGGGTTTTTTATTTTGCAAACAATCGTGATACTTTATATTTATAGTTGTGATAAGATTAACTAAGGGTCAAACCCAAAACATAATACTTACCTTGACTGAGAAGCAGCTTTTAACAAGTCCTAACTATCTATTTGTTTTTGAGAATAGAAGCACAAATACGGACATCAAATTTGTTAAGCTAAACAATACGGATATAAGTGCTTACAAGGAAAGGTACAACGAGTTCACTATTGTAGTTAATAGCTACTTTAATACCTCTTTAAACGGGCAATACACCTACACAATTTACGAGCAAACAAGTACTACCAACACAGACCCGACAGGCTTAAACCTGCTTGAAAGCGGCATTATGGAACTCGAGGGTACAACTATATCATTCACGGAATACGAAACA